ATGAAAGGCGAAGATCTTTACGCGGAGGTTGAATTTTCTCCTCTGATGGAAGACTACGTCAAAAACGGCCTTTACAAAAAGGTTAGCGCATCTTTCTACTCTCCAGAAAGCAAAATCAATCCGGACGAGGGCAAGTGGTCTCTTCGTCACGTAGCGATGCTCGGTGCTCAACCACCAGCAGTTAAAGGCCTGAAAGGGTTCGCCTATTCTGAGGAGTCAGATGGTGAAGGAGTCTTCGACTTCGCAGTAACACTCTCACCCGACCAGGTTTTCGACAAGGAACTCGGTCCCACTTTGAAGGTAGACCTCGGTCCGCTGGAAATGTTAAAGCAAAAACTCGATGAGGCACGGTCAGAAATGTCTGCCGACAACAAAGATCAAGAGCTCGAAAAAGAAGCTCTCACCGAAGGCGAAGCACCAGCTTTCGCTAAAGGACAAATGAATATGAAGCTTAAGAAAAAAGCAGCTTCAGGCAAAGAAGGTTCCGAAGGTGCTGCTGACGAAGAGTGAGAAGACGAGCGTGAGTACAAAGAAGGTCTGAAGGCTGACGCAGCTAAGGACAAGAAGATGGCCGCCAAGGACGTCTCCGAAGCCAAGTTTGACAAAACTCGTGGCAAGACAAAGCGTGGCGACGAACTGATGGCAGATGCCGATCAGGACGACGAGGACGCTGACGAAGACACCGTCAATTCCAAAGAGCAGGGCTACAACGACAAGCTCGATGACTCCATGGGAGCCAAGAACGGTAAGAAGTCTCAATCAATGAAGGATCGTCGTGACGAGTCCGAAGGCGAAGAAAAGTCTAAAGGAAAGCGTAAGTTCTCCGGTGACAAGGATAAGTCAATGGACATGTCAGACAAGAACTACGCTGAGCCTGATGACATGGCTCTTCGCGACGGCAAGCCTTACTCTTTGGGTGGTTCACCTGAGGTTCACGCCAAGGGTTATTCAAACCAAATGGAACAGGATGTTTCCGAAGGTGCTGGTCCAGTAGTTTCGAAAATGAAAGGCGGCGCAACAGGCGCACCTGGTGCTACTGACGAAGGTGCTAGCGGCAACTACGCCGAAATCACCATTCCTGCTGGTGTAGATGGCGACGAGTACCGTGAAGGTTTCGAGTCTGCTGTTGCAGCTTACGTAGAAGCTTTGGAAATTGGCGGCGACGTCGAGTATTCTGAAGACGAAGACGAAAGCGCTTCCTTCGCACAAGGTGTTCGCGCTGGTCTTGACTACGCAATGGACTTTGCTGCTCGTGTCGAAGACGACGGCAAGATGAAGGATCTCAAGGCTCCTCCTGCACAAGGAATGTCTAACCTTCCTGCTGAAGAGGGCGACCTCCCAGCTGGCATGCAGAAGTCTGGCAAGAAAGGAATGAACAAGAAGGCCGTCACAGTCACCGAGACTGGCGACTACGAAGAGCCTACTTTCGATCCTATGAACAAGAAAGGTTCAACTAAAAAGCGTGGTTCTGACGGAATGAAATCTTCTGACACAGGCGTAATCGAAACCGCTAAGTCTGAAGTACAGTACGAAGAAGACGAAGCTCTTCACGCTGAGCTTCCTGATGGCGGTTCTGAGAACCGTGACACATCTAAAGGCGCTACTGACAAGAAGTCATACAAGTCGAAGACTCGCGGACTCTCAGTCAAAGCCAAGAAAGATCCTAGCCGCAACAACGGTCGCAACGAACTGGGTCAGACTGAAGGCGATTCCGGCGAGACTGGTCGTTACACAATCGGCAAAGCTGGCAAATCACCTGCTGAAGGTGGAGAAGGTTTCGGTCGCTATGCTGTTGCCAAGAATGGCGAGCAAGAAGCAGACCGCATGGATCCTAAGGCATCCAAGTCGTCTGAGCAAGCTGAAAGCCGCAACGTGACTGGCAAGTCAAAAGAAGGCGATTTCGGCGGATTGGCTCACACCAAGATGATCAGCACAGGTGGACCTAAGGGCTCAGGCTCTGCCATCAAGTCTCCTCGCGTTCGCGTGATGGAAATCAAAGCTGGTCAAACTCCTAAGCAAATGGCTGTGGACTACAGCGAGCAGTTCAGTGAACTCACTGATCGTCTTGCTCAACTCGAAGCTGCCAACGCTCAGTTGGTGCAAGAGAAGCAAGCTGCTGTGAAGCACGCCCATCGTCTTCAACTCGAAGAGTTTGCAGAAGCTCTCTACTCACATGGCAAACTCACTGCTTCTGTGATCGATCAAGGTGACTTGGTTGACTTCATGGAAGGTTTGGAGTACGGAACTCTTGAGTTCAGCGAAGGTGAATCACCAGCTACTAAGCTGATGGATCTTCTCGCTAAGCTTCCAAGTTCAGTTTCCTTCTCGGAAATTGCTGGTGGATTCAGTGAGGATTCAATTCCTTTCGAGAACCTCGATCCACACGAGCAAGCTCTTCAAATCTCTCGTGAAGAGGGGCTGGAGTACTCAGAAGCTCTGAAGCGCACACTGTTCACAGTGGATGCCGCTCACGTGACTGACGAGGAAATCTGATAGGTGGAATTGCTCACCTACATAGGGCAAGTCGCCAAGAGAAAGGATCGTTTTATTGAACGAGCCTCAGACTTGGCGAATGCCAATCCGTCCGTGCCACAGATGGAAGACGAAATGAGAGAGCGCACAAGCGGTCTTGTCACTCGTCTTCGTCGTGACAAAATGCGTTTCACTGAGTTCGAAAGAGCTGCCGCTGATGACACCATCACTGCGGCTCTTGCTGGTGTAATGCTTGGAGACGAGAGAAATAGCAAGCTCAAAGATCAAACCTTTGCGGCTGCCACCAAAACGATGCCCTATTTGTGGGAGTTCTATCGTGAAATTCAGTGGTCACTTAACAACGGCAAGATCGAGTTTGACAACGGTGAAATTCCTAACATGGGCTCAGCGACCTCTGGCCGTTCTCCATCGAAGTACGCCAAATTAGGTTACAACTCTTCCGATCCTGAGCTGCTGCAAGACATGATTGACGTCATGCCAACGCGGCAACCAAAAATCGGAAAATCACGTCCATCAAGTTGGGAGGGTGTCGAGTTTAGACTCGGCAATTACCTTGCAGCTCCTGTGTATTCCTGGTTCAACTTCGGTGAAATGGACCGCATGCGCAGAACTGGTCTCAAGCAAATGAGACGTGTTTTGGACCCTCAAGCAAAGCACTGTCAAGATTGTGTCAATTGGGCATCAATGGATTGGCAAGCTTTGGGAACTCTCCCACCACCCGGCGAAAGATGTCAGTGTCTGTTTAACTGCAGATGTTCGATAGATTATCGATAGGGTAAAACTACAGTATTAAAGCCTCAAAAGGGGCCATTAAAGACCCAACAATTTTTGGAGACATAAAATGTCCGCAAGTCCAGTTTACGGCAAGCAGTATATCCGCTTCGCCGAATCCGGTCGCATCGACACAAACGTTGCAATCGACCAGTTCGTTCTCGTAACCATCGACAACGCACCCGTAACAGCACCCGCAACTGCAGCCTTGATGGTTGCAGCCGGCGAATGCTGGGGCGTGATCCAACAGAAGTTCAACCTTGCAACTTCTGGTTTCGCAACTGACCTTAACCGTCAGGCAACTATCGCAACCTCCGGTTTGCTTCTTGTGCAAGCTGACGGTGCAAACCTTCAAGCCCAGAACGACGCCCTCCTGGTGGATGCCAACGGCAAATCCTCCAGTGCTGGCGGCGCTGTGACTCAGAACGCTACCACACCTGTTGTGCGTCAGCAAGTTCAAGTCGGCGGCTTGTCCTACGTCCTCGTCAGCTTCAGCTGATAATATAACCGTAACGGGAATTGGCAGCACTCGCGTAAGCCCAACCCCGTCTCTCATCTTCTGCAGAAGGAGACTTAAAGTCAAATGATGAATCTAAGAGACACTTACGCAAGTGTCGATCCAATCCTAACAACGTTGGCTCAGGGCTACATGCTGCCCGAGACAAACATCGCCAACTTCATCGCTCCAGTCGTTGACACCCCTACCCGCGCCGGCCGTACGCTGCGCTTTGGTAAGGAAGCTTTTGCTGTCATCGACTTCAAGCGTTCCTATGGTGCTAACATCCCCGCAGTTCAGAGTCGCTTTGATAGCGATCCTTATGCACTCGACCAAGAGGTCGTGGCATGGGAACTTCCTGAAGAAGTCATCGAGAACGCAGGCGAAGGCCCCGCTCAAGTTGACCTCCGCGCAATCGAGACTCGCAATGCGATGTCCCGCTTGATGAATGCATACGAAGTGACCGTGGCTCAAGCTACGTCCACTCTTGCTTCCTACGAGCCATATGTGGCTGGTTCCAACAGCGTTGGTCTTTCCTACGCTACTTGGGCTTTGTATGACGCCGACGCAGTTGCTGAAGGCATTCCTACAGGTGGAGCCAACTGGGGTGCTGCTACAGCTAACCCAATTACTGACGTCCTTGTTTGGAAGCGCGCTGTCGCTAACCAAATCGGTATCCGTCCTAACAGTGCCGTTGTCGGTTCTTCTGTGTTCGATCGTCTTCTGACTTCAGAAGCTCTGCTCGACCGCATCCAGTACACAACTGCTGACAGCATCGACACAGACGTGATCGCTCGCTACTTCGGCCTTGAGCGCGGAATCCGCGTTGCTGAAGGTCGCCAACTGGCTGCTGATGGTTCACTTACACCTGTGTTCCCTGAGAACGCTGTTTGCTTGTTCTACAGCCCTCTTGGTGCTTCTGACTCCGTGATGCCTGCTGGTGGCGCATCCGCTGCTACACCTGCTTTCGCATACACCTATCAGCTGACAGGCACACCTGCTGTCCGTCCTGAGTACTACATCCGTGAGCGCCGCGTTGTTCGCGCTGAAATCACTGTCGAGCGTATCGCCAACGTCACCGGACTCGGTGCAACTGGCCGTTATGGTTCCGGCTTCTTCATCAGCAACGTGTTGGCTTGATTCCGACCTTATTTTTACACTAAGGAGGAATCCCCATGCCAGTCATTACCCCAATCCCCAAGTCAGCCTTTATCGTCACAATCTCCGGATTGGAGACGATTTGGACCACGTTCTCAGGTATCGTGGACACGGCGGAGAGTGGGCAATACGCTAACGGCACCGGGAACCGTATCTATAAAGTAGTCGGTCCCCGTGGCCTAGACGACGTAACACTCTCTGCACCATACGACCCTTCCTTCGCTCATACCATTGAGCAAGTTTGGTCGGACTACAACTGCGAATTCATTACCATCACTGTTCAGCCTACAACCTGTAACGGCGATGATGCCAACAACACCCCTTATCAGCTTTATGGCTGCCAGCTTCAACAGCTGACTGTCGCTGAAATGGACCGCGAAAGCGGAGACGTGGGCACAATCGAACTCGTCTTCACTGTCAATGATTGGAACTTCGGCTAAGTCCTAGTTTCAATCTAACTTTAAGCTCCGCTTCGGCGGGGCTTTTTTAGTGTGAAGTGCTTGGGGTAAGTATATATCAATAGCATTGTATAGCTGTCTTCATGGCAAAGACGACATTCGGGCCGGGAGTCATAGTTACCTCAAAGTTTCTGAACGGCGCCCAAAACATTTACTTTGACGGCCAGCAACTTGACTGGCACTATCCACCAATCAACAGTGGTGACCTCCAAAGAGGTGGCATTCAAGGAATAGATAATGTCTACGTAACCGTCGCGACTGAGCAAACTTTCAGTGGCGTTCCTATTACAGGAAACAAAAGCTTTATGGGCAGAGTCAACTTCGGTGACTCAGTAAGCTCAAGTCCACTAGCCGCTCCGTCTTCGTTCTCTACAAATGCGAAGTTTAACCAAGGTGGCGCAACTCAGACTTTTACAGTAAAATACGCTAACTTGACTAACGCAGACCTCGTAACTAAAGAGGTGCTGTCTCAGCAAGTAACCAATTTCCCAATCATTGATCAAGGAACCTTCTGATGCCCGGATACGCTCCACTACCATCAGTAGAGCTCGACCCGAGATCAGACTCCGAACTGGTACAGGCCGCGGCCCAGCGCGTTTATGACGCCTCCAACGCCACCATCAATGACTTCTCTGCAGGCTCGCCAATCACGGCGTTGCTTGAGGGTCAGGTGTTCGCTCAAGGCGAACTCTTGCAGTTTGCGAACCAGTTTCCAGAGTCCGTTCTTCTCGAGTGGATAGGACCTTTCTTAGGAGCGCAGAGGCGCACAGGATCAGGTGCTGTTGCAGAGATAACATTTACAATCACTCCCAGAGACGATCAGTTTGACGTCTTTGCTGGCTATCAACTTGCCACTGATGCAAATCTCACGGGCGGGGTGTCTGTCGAGTTTGTCACCACTGAACGCCTAGTCATTCCTCCCGGTCAAGAGACCGGCACAGTAAGTGCGGTTTCAGTGTTCAGAGGCACAGACGCAAATGTGTCTGCCAACACCATTGTTAATTCAGCAACTTCGCTTGCTGGAGTGGTTTCGGTCACCAATACGCAGGCAGCAGCTGGCGGTCAAGACCCCGAGCTGATGTCGGAAGTCAAGGAGCGTTTCTTCTCCTTGATTCGTCGTCGGAATCCGGTCAGTGCAGAAGACTGGGTCGACTTTTTCAGTGATGCTCTGGGTCCAGGCACAGGCGTTGCAGTGCTTCCACGTCGCAGCGAGCGCGATACGTACAGATACGAAGAAAATTACGTAACAACAAATCCTAGTGTTGCGTTCTTTGTTCTGAACCCTGATGGAACTCCCATCAACAAAGCTCAAAGGGATGCTCTTCAGAACCTCATCAAGTGGTCTTTGCCCACTGAGTTCTTAGGCTATGTCTACTCAATGGAAGTAGACTCAGTAGATTTTGTCTTAGACTTGGAGTACGATTCAAACAAGCCCTACGCTCAAAACCTTACTGTTTTCACTGAGACTGTTCGCAATAACCTGTTTGGAGTGATGACTCCGAACGCAGTTTTCCCTGTAGATTATCCTCAGTCTGTTACC